TTATATATTATATATTATATATTATATATTATATATTATATATTATATATTATATATTATATATTATATATTATATATTATATATTATATATTATATATTATATATTATATATTATATATTATATATATATATTATATTTATAAAAATAATTTTTAAATAATTTTTTAAATTATGTATTTTTTTTATTTTTTAATATATTATTAAAAAATTGCTTAATTGGAATAAGCTAAACCACCCATACCAGACATAACGCGGAGTACGTTGTAGTTGACAGCATATACATTAACAGTGGAATTGTTGCTTGCAAATTTAAGTTGAGCGTTATCAATTCTTGAGAAATTGCAAGTACCCGATGGTTGGTGTTCTTCGGGTTTAAGAGCGAATGAGTAAACAGCAACTTGAGCTGCGGAAGCTTTTAATGGAGCAGCAGCTTCTATAGTTGCAGAACAATCGAGAGGTGTACCGGTGTGGTGTTGCCATACTTGTGTTTGTGTAAAGTATTCAAGTGATCTTTCGGCAAATCGGTCGTGACCATTAAGAACAAGTTTTGTTTTTCCTGTAGATAAATCAGATCTTATACCATCAGCACTAACAGCACCAGTCCATACAAGTTCTTTGACGGGGTGATTGAAGTTAAGGTCAATGGAAGAACCACTGTTGGAGGTATGTTGAAGTTGTTCAATAAGATATTCGTGAGAAACTTGAGCGAAACGTCTGCGTTCATCAGTATCAAGATAGATGTAGTCAGCCCAAAGTTTTGTATCATTCGAGTTGAGAGTAACTCCTGTAGGTGATGCAAATGATACACTAACTTTAACTTCGTGGTATTGAAGAGCAATCAATGGAAGAGCAAGACCAGGATTGCGATTGAACCAGAATTGAAGGGGTACACGGCATACTACACTTGTATCAGTTTGTGAATCAGCCTCGTCACTATCTGTTCTAGACATACCGACACCGCCAGCACAAGCGAGATTTTGGAAACGAGTACCACTTCCTGCAGTATCTATAACACCCATAACACCTGCAGAATTTGGTTCAGTAAGTTCAGCCCAGGCTTCCATCCAGTGACCCCAGTGTTTATCGATTTGTTGACCACCAATTTGTACTTCAATTTCATTAATAATAGCGTGTCCAACATTCAATCCTTGAAAAGAACCAGTGGTATCATTTCTTTCTACTGTTAAATCGGCTTCAAGATACATACGGCCTACAAGATCACCATTACGTGATATAGTAGACGTAACTTTATTTCCAGCTGAAATAGAACCATTGATTGTTTGGTCAACTGCTTCCATAGCGAAGTTAGTATGACGACGGTAGACAACTTTGAAAAAGGTAATTTGAGGATTACCTGTAAGATAGATATCTTGAGCACCATAGGCAACGAGTTGCATTAAACCTCCTCCCATTTTTATATATTATACAAAGAAAATAATTTAATTAAATTAAACTAATTAAATATATTTTTATATATTTTATTAAAAAAATAATTATTTTTAATTTTGTGTTTAGTTGGAATAAGCTAAACCACCCATACCGGACATAACGCGGAGTACATTGTAGTTAACAGCATATACATTAACAGTTGCACTGTTACCAGTAATTTTAAGTTGAGCGTTATCAATTCTTGAGAAATTGCAAGTACCCGATGGTTGGTGTTCTTCGGGTTTAAGGGCAAACGAGTAAACCGCAATTTCATCAACAGAAGCTTTTAAAGCTCCTGCTGTAGAACTACTAGCAACACATTTTACAGGTGTACCAGTGTGGTGTTGCCATACTTGTGTTTGTGTGAAGTATTGAGGGGGTCTTTCAGCAAATCGGTCGTGTCCATTAAGAACAAGTTTGGTATTTCCAGCTGGAAGTGCAGTTCTAGTACCATCACTCGCAACATTACCAGTCCATACAAGTTCTTTGACGGGATGATTGAAGTTAAGGTCAATCGATGGACCAGTGTTCGATGTGTGTTGAACTTGTTCAATCAAGTATTCGTGAGAAACTTGAGCAAAACGTCTGCGTTCATCAGTATCAAGATAGATGTAATCAGCCCAAAGTTCAACATTATCAGGAGTAATCTCAGCATTAGCAAATGTTACACTAACTTTAACTTCGTGGTATTGAAGAGCAATCAATGGAAGAGCAAGACCAGGGTTGCGGTTGAACCAGAATTGAAGAGGAACACGGCATTTAGGATTATCATCTGCAGCAGTTAATACACCACCAGCACCAGCAAGATTTTGGAAGCGTGTACCTGCACTATTTTGTGAATCACCATCACCTAAAACACCAGCATCATTTGGTTCAGTGAGTTCAGCCCAGGCTTCCATCCAGTGACCCCAGTGTTTATCGATTTGTTGACCACCAATTTGAACTTCAACTTCAGAAAGTACAGTGTGACCAGGATTGAAATTAACGTCAGAAATTGCAGTATCAAATTCAAGATACATACGGCCAACGAGATCACCATTGCGCGAAATAGTAGATGTAACTTTAGCACCTTTACCTGCTGTACCATTAATAGTTTGGTCTACAGATTCCATAGCAAAGTTGGTGTGACGACGATAGACAACTTTGAAAAAGGTAATTTGAGGATTACCTGTAAGATAAATATCTTGAGCACCATAGGCAACGAGTTGCATTAAACCTCCTCCCATTTTTATATATTATATAAAGAAAAAAAATTTTTAAAAATAACTTAAAAATTAATTTAAGGATTTTTTAAATTTAAAATAAAATTAATGAAAACAACAAAAAAAAATAAAAGAAAATGTAATTATGAAAAAACAACACATACATTAGATATTTGTCACGGAAAACAATTAAAAGAATTTGAAAATAAATATAATAATATTCAAAAATTAACAAAAGATAAAAAAAATTTAGAAAAAAAAATAAATACTTTTAAAAAAGAAAAAAATAATGAAACAGATATATTTATTATAAATCAAAATAATATAGAAAACAAACACGAAAAAATATTTGAATTAGAAAAAAAATTAAAAAAAATAAATTTAGAAATAGATGAATTAAATAATAAAAATAACGAAATAGATTATTTATCTAAAACAAGTGATATATTATTTAAATATTTTGATTATGTTGAAAATGAAAATGATGATGACGACAAAAAACAAAATAAAAAAATTGTCAATTTCTTTAGTCCTTACAAAAATTTTGATGATAATGATAAAACAATAGAACATTTAGGTAAATCTGATTTTCAAAATTCTCTAAATCGTGAAGATTTATTAGAAAATTATTTATCTAAAACTGATAAAGATTATATTAATAGCAATTTAAAAACATTAAAAGAAAAATGTTATCATTGTAATTCTGAAAATGTTAATGAATTAACTAATGATGGTATATTATATTGTACTGATTGTAACACAATTGATTATATTATAATAGATAATGAAAGACCAAGTTATAAAGACCCTCCAAAAGAAATTAGTTATTTTAGTTATAATAGAATAAATCATTTTAATGAATGGATTAATCAAACACAAGGAAAAGAAACAACTGATATACCTGAAGAAGTTTTTGATAAAATCTATCTTGAATTAAAGAAAAATAAAATTAATAATATGGCAATATTAAATTATGATAAAATTAAAGCAATATTAAAAAAAATAAAAGTTAACAAATATTATGAACATATTCCTTATATATTAAATAGAATAACTGGTAGAGTAAATCCTCAATTAACACCTGAATTAGAAGAAAAATTAAGAAATATGTTTAAAGAAATTCAGGTACCATTTTTAAAACATTCTCCACAAAATAGAAAAAATTTCTTAAGTTATTCTTATGTATTGCATAAATTTTTGGAGATATTAGGAGAATATAAATATTTACCATATTTTCCTTTATTAAAATCAAGAGAAAAATTACATCAACAAGAACAAACCTGGAAAAAAATTTGTGAAGAATTAAATTGGGAATTTATTAGAAGTATTTAATTTTTTGTTATATTTAATTTATATTAAATTTATAAATTTCAAATAAAAATAATTTTAATAGAATTTTAATTAATTAAAATAATAATAATTAATAATTTAAGCAAGACCGCCTGCAGGCCATCCTACAAGACCAGCACCAACACCGAAACCAGCACCTTGACGGGCAGAACCAGAAATGGATGGAGCAAATAAATCAAGAAGCGAGAATGTGGCAGCAGCAACAAGACCAATGCTTACTACGTCAACAACTTTTAAGGCTTTCCCAGGAAGAGCATAAGCAGCAACAGCAACTACTAAACCTTCAATAAAATATTTGAGTACTCTTGTCATAACTTCGCGGGCATCTACACCGTTCATTTTTATATTATATTAAAAGAAAAAAAATTTTAATTAATTAATAAAATTAATTCAATTAATTAATTTATTAATTAATTAAATTTTAATAGAATATAAATTAAAATAAAAATTTTAAAAATTTATTTAAAGTTTTTTAATTAAATATTTAATTAAAATGAGTAAAAATGATAATTTAGTATCTGTATCTGAAATGGATTATTTAGAAGAAGATGACCCTATAAGAGGACAACAATATGTTTGTTTATCATTTTTGTCTCCAGAAGAAATAATTGAAAAAAAAGAGGTATTTATGTTTAATAAATTTATATCTAATTTTAAAAATGATGTTAATGAATTATTTACTAATTTAAAAGATAAATATAAAGAAGAAGATGATGTTATACAAAGTATAGCAGATAAATATCGTTTTTTATTTAATGATAAATGGATACACGAAGAATATCAATATTTTTTAAAAGAAAAAGAAGAAAATTTGTCAAAAGAATTTGCCGAACAAGTAGATTTTCAAACAAGTGTACGTGGTATTAAAGTACGTGGTTCATATGAGACTATGAGAGAAGCACAAATAAGAAGTGAAGTATTAAAAAGAAAAGATAAAAAGCATAATATATTTATTGCTAGTGTAGGTTGCTGGTGTCCGTGGGATCCAAATCCAGATAATATTGATGACCAACATTATTCAGAGGACCGTCTTAATACATTGATGAAAAAATACAAAGAAAACCAAGCAGCTAAAGATGAATTATTTGAAAATAGAAAAAGAGAAATGATAGAAAATCAAACAAAGAAGAATCAAGAAATTAAAAAACAAAATGATTTAGAAGAAGTTAAAAATGATGTAATATGGAGTAGTGGTTTAGATGAACATCAAGAAATTATTGAAAATTTTAACAAAACCCAAGATGAAGAAGAAACTAAAAAAGTTTTTGAAGGTTCTGACCCATGGATTAAAAATAAAGAAGAAAATGAAAATACTGAAAATACTGAAAATTAAAACATAACAAAAAATTAAAAATATTATATAAATATTATTTAAATATTATTTTTTAATATTCAATATTATTTAAAAATATTATTTTTATAATTTTATAAATGATAATTATAAAATTATTTACTGATTTTTGTAATGATGAAAATAGTTATAAAATATTTAGTAGGAAATTATAATTAGGATTTAGATAAAAATTATAATGTTAAATATAAATTTACATATGGACATAAAAATAATTAAAGATATTTTAGATAATCCCGATAAATATTATAAAGAATTTACAATAAATGATTTAAAATATGTAGAAGATACAATACATCTTAAAAATCTTATTAATCAAGAATTTCTTTAATTAAATAAAATTAAATAAATTAAATTAGTAAAAATTAAATAAAATTAAATAAATTAAATAAATTAAATAAATTAAATAAAATTAGTAAAAATTTAGTAAAAATATTTATTTATTCTTATAAAATAAATGAAATTTTTTATTTTATTAACATTATTTGTAGGGATTATAATGGTTATGCATGGTGTTTATAAAGAAAATATTGATAAAGAAAAAAAAAATGTTAAAGTAGAATATAGATTTATCCCACGTTCTTATTATGATGAACAATTATTCTCTAATAATTTTGAAAGTAAATTTAGTAATTTATTTGATGATAACCCTACTGAATGGAGTGCAAACCAACGTTTAATACCTTCTGATGCTAATGAAAAAGAATAGATTATTTAAGATATTTAATAAGATTTTTATGTGCTTTTTCAAGAATTTTATCACGACTAACTTGATTAAATCTTAATTGTGGTGTATTCATTCCTTCTATATATATATTTGGCATTTGAGTAATATTATTTAAAGTATAATCTAATGTAATATTATCTACAAGTACAACTTCTATATTTTGCATATGAAATAAATATCCATACCAATTATCATCAATATATTTAAAATCATTTATAATTTCTTTATTTAATACATTCATTATATTTTTTTTACCACAAATACCAGCAAATCCATTAGGTATTTGAAATAATCCATCGTGATATGTATATAATGTACTTATTTTATTTGGATATTTTATACAATTATCATATAATAATTTAATAAATTTTTTATCATAACACAAATCATCATCACAACATATAATAATATCATTATCTTTAATAAAATCTAATGATAATGTTGGATATATTTTTGTACTAGGACCATAATCATTATTACATCTATTAATATATACTTTTGTTACCCTCTTTAACCATTCTGGTATTACATATATTCTTTTTTCAAAATCTATCATACTGTTTGAACATATTTTTGGTATATTTATTATTATACAATCTGGTTTTTTATCTTGTAAAATTAAATGATAAATCACTTTTTTAAAATAATCTGAACTTAATCTATCAGGTAATGTCGTTAGTGATATATACACATTTATCTTATCATTTATTTTATTATCTATATTTTTTTTATCTATTACATTTATTAAACGATTAGGATTATTATAATATCTGTCTAAATTCATTTTAATAATTTAATTAATTTAATTAATTTAATTAATTAAATTAATTGATATTAAAAATATATATTATCTAATTTATATTAATTAATCTATATTAATTTTTAATAATATATAATTTTAAATAAATTTGCAATGAATATATATAATAATTTATTGATACATTTTTCTAAAGAAAAAAACAAAGGATTAATTACATCTATAGTCTCATTTATATTTGGTAATTTATTAAATATATTTTTAAATAAAAAATTAAATTTTGATATTAAACAAAGTACATTTATATCATTATATATATTTGCTAATTTAATTGGTTATACATTAGATATTTTATTTGCAAAAGAAAAATTATTTATTAAAAATTATAATGGTACTAAAAATTTTTATGGTAAAATTCCATTCAATGATTATAATACAAGATTTAATTTTTTAATTTATTCATTCTTTTCAAAACATATTATTAGATTTATTATAATTAGTTTATTAGATTCAATTATAGGTTTAATATTACTTAAATATATTATAAATATTTTAGATGAATATGAAATTTTAATGAATTGGGAATATAGAGATTTAGTTGTTGCTGCATTAGTAGTTTCTTTTACATTTAATCTTTATTTAAATCATTTGCGTTTTGATTGGGCATACGAACATAAAGATAATTTTAATACAAACTTAATAATATATTCTTGGTTTACATTAACTATTATCATAATTGTTTCTATTAGAGATAATTGTAATAAAAATGAAAAATATAAAAATAAAATTAATTAATTAAATTATTAAATAAAATTAATTAATTAAATTATTAAATTAAATTATTAAATAAAATTAATTAATTAAATTTGTGTACATTAATTTTTGTAGCATTTTTTTTCTTAGCTTTAAACCTTTCCATATCAAATGCTTCTTCTTCATCTAATTCATCTTCATTTTGGTCATTATTAATCCAAAATTGGTTTGCACCAATTCTATAATTTTGGTGTTCACTTGCTTTATACCAATACACACAATCTTCTAATTTATTTGAATTAGAAGTATTATCTATAACTAAACATTCGTAATTTTCTGTGCATTGGTCCATAACTTGTGAGAATATTTCGAAATTGGGAAACATTCCTGCATAATTTTCATATATTCTTTTTCTATTGCCTACAATATTTTCTCTTAAAATAAATACATAATCAATATTTGTTCTAAGATTAGGAGGTATTCCTAATGGATATTGCATAGTAATGATAAAAAACATTTTTAAATGCCTTCCATTCATAAAGATAGCTCTAATATTTTTGTCTTTTGCCCAAGAACCATCATATAGACAATCATCTAAAATTAGAAATGTTCTTGGGTCAATTCTTGAATGTCCATAAGTTTTTTTTTCATTATTTAATTTTTTCATAATTAATTTTTGTCTTTTTATTACATTGTCTATAAGTTCTGCATTTACTTCTTCGTGTATAAATATATTTGGAACAAAATCACCATAAAATTTATTAGCACCTTCTGTTCCACTTATTACAGTTCCAATAGGTAAATCAGTATGATAATATAATAAATCTTTAACTAAAAATGATTTACCTGTTCCACGTTTTCCAATGAATACAATTACTTTATCATCTTTAATTTTTGATATATCGAATTTTTTTAATTCTAACTTCATAATTAACAAACACAAATATTTTTTTTATTTTTTAAATACGCATAACTTCTATTTTTTTTATTTTTTATTTTTTATTTTTTATTTTTTAATTTTTAATTTTTATTTTTTATTTTTTATTTTATGAATTGTTATTAAACAATAAATTATAGAGAGTAAAAATATAATTCCTATATTATTTTTTAATAACATATAATTAATAAATAATAAAATTATAATTATTAAATATATAAAATTATTATATAAAATATCGATTTCATCATAAAACACAATAACACCTAATAAAATAATTATAATAAAATTTTTTAAATTACCTTTTATTTCTAATGGTTCGAATTTATTAATATTTTTTTTCATATTTTATTTAAAAACATTTTTTTTTTATTAAAAAGGTGGTTCACCTTGTTTAATATGATTCATCACATCATTATTATATGTATCTGTTGAATATAAAGAAATCAATAAAGACATAAATATAAATATAAATAAATATAAACTTTCATCTTTTATTTTTTTTATATTATTATCTAAATTTTTTGTATCATTATTTTGATTATTTACTATTTTTAATTCATTATATTTATAATAAATAAAAACAAATAGTAAAGATATTGAACCTGATATTAATATTTTATAATTATATATAAAATCCATTTTATATTTTAATTACAATATTTTTATTATTATTTTTAAACATAATTTAAATATTTTGTTATTTTTTGATAAAGAATTATATTTTAATTAATAAAAAATGTATAAAAAATATAAAATTTTAATATATCTAATTTTATTTATTTTAATTATGTTTTTTTTAAATTTTTTTTTTAAAAATCATAAAAAATTAGAAAAATATTCTACTTCAACTGATTTATCAACAGTAATACAACGCTTGAGAGATGACATTAATAATGAAATATTAATTAAACACCAACTTAATCAAACAGAATTACAAAAAATAATTGATAGAATTAATGTTGTAATTGGTCTTATAAATGATAAAATTAAAAAATTAGATAATGCAATTGAAGGACAAACAACTGATTATGTTAAGTTATTAGAAGAAAGTAATCAATTATTAAATGATATACTTAATTTAAAAACTACTATTGAAAATCAAGAAAAAACAAAAGCAAATAATATTATTATTATACAAGATTTACAAAATCAAATTAATAATTTACATGAAATAAAACATTTTTTAATAAATTATAAACGTTATGATGGTGAAACTATTGACCCATTTACAAATAATCAAATAGTTTTTTATAATTCTGATGGTAATGTAATAAATGATAATAGCAAATTTAATTTAAGTAATCTTATAAAAATTAAAATAGGTAATCAATATTTAAAAAAAACAAATATGTATTATGTCAAACAAGGTAATAGTCCTAGTCAAACAAAAATTCAATCAACAGAAAAATTACCAGATATACCACAAATAAGTTGGTTAAATATTATGGGTTATCAAAAAGTAAAAGAAATAACAACTGGTAATACAATAAGTAATCCAAATGGTGAATCTATATGTGCTTTTGCAGTATGGCCTAATTGGGGTTCAACATGGAATAATACTAATAAAACTAATTTACCAACTACAATTCAATTACAAAATTCAGATGGAACTGTTTTATTTTCAAAAACAATTACTACAACACAAAGACTATTAGATTTAGATGTTAATTATTGGAAAGAAATATTTGTTTCAAACGCTCATAATGAAGACCGTTGTCAAGTATATTTTATACCATCAATTAATACATCAAGAGAATTTAGAATAGTGCATAATGGAAGCATTAGTAGATGTGCTATTTTAAAAAATAATAATGGTAATAATAATTGTAAATTTCTTTCAATTACATTTGGTCGTCAGTGTACTAGAGAAAGACCAAATGGTGCATTTAATGTAAATGGTCAAACACAAAGTTATACTGGTTTAACTAATCCACGAACATTTAATTTTACTTTAACAGAAAGACTTTATCATTTTGGAGGGTCGTTTACTAATGATAAAAATTATGAATATCCTGTATGGCGTTGGAGATATAGAAAGAGATGGAGAAGATATTGTTGGCGACACCGACGGTGGCGTAGATGCAAATGGAATAGAACATATTATTGGAGAAAAACATGGAAATGGGAAAAATACAAAAAATATTATAGATGTGATAGTAATGTTAGAATACATTCAATGAATTTACCTGGTTATAATTTATTTAGTAATACAGTTACATCAAGAAGACAAACATTAATTAATCAAACAAAATTACATTGGAGATTATCGCCTAATAGACATTCAAAAACAACACCTGTATTTGCATGGGGTACATGGGGTAGACGTGGATATTATTATAAAATTTTAAATTATAATAATGCACTCAGGACATTAGCAGGAGATTATAAAAATTATTTAAATAATAGAAGAACACAATTAATTAATTTTACAAGTAGTAGTGAATTTTTAAATTATAATCAATCAAATGGTCTAATTGAATATAGAATAAGAAAATCTCTGTATAATCAATATAATTTTACTTTAACTAGTAATTTTAGTGATGCTACTTCTTTTATACTTGAATGTCATAATAATACTGGAACAAATTTATGTAATATAGAACCTGAAATTCTTAGAATGAATAGAAAATATAAAATAAAAACATTAAGTGAAGGAACATATGTTAAAGATTTAAATAATATTTTAAGTGATATTGGACAATCATCAATTACAAGATATCCTGATAATGATATAATTAATAATACTAATAGTACCCCATATTTATTAAATTTGTAATTTAATAATAAAATTTAATTATAAAAAAAATTTAATTATTATTAATTAAATTTATTAATTTAATAAATAAATATGAAAATAACTAAAAGATTAATATTAGTGATATTAATACTTATTATAAATTCTTTACTTTTACAAAAAAAAATTAAAAAAATTAAAGAAAAATACTCAGTACAAAAAGTTGAACAAGAATTAAAATATTTAAAGACATTTTTACAAAAAAATATTGATGAAAAAATTACACCTGAAAAAAATACAGCTAATAATTCTTATTCAAATACAGTTAATAATTTTAATAAAAAAACTAAAGTTTTAGAAAATAAAAAAAATATAGTAAATAGTATAGGTAATATAAATACTTATAAAAGTCAAAAAAATAACTATCAAACACAAAAATCTCAATTAAATAATTTCATTAATGGTCAAGAATTTTTAAAACGACATCAACAATCACAAATAAATACTTTAAATACTAACATTTTAGATTATTTTGAACCAAATATATATGAATTAAATAATTTAACAAATAAAAAAAAATTTCATTTAATGGACGCATCTAATAATAATTATATAATTTTAAAAAAATTTGATGGTATTCCTATATTAAGTTCAATAAATAATATAAATAAAATATCTAATAAAGAAAAATTAATTTTTCAATTATTTAAAGATGATACAAATTTAGATTATATGTATGACCCAAAAAACATACCAATATCAAATTATTCTTATAATGATAATTATGTTTTAAGTAATGAAAAACAAGGATATTTAAGATTAGATAATAATTATACTTTATTCTCGTTATATGAAAAAGGTTTAAGATTAAAATTGATACCTGTAGATAATTCTAGTGATAATTTATCTATAAATAATGGTGATAAATTTAAAATAGCTCATATTCAAAAAAATAATGACAAATTTTCAAAAAAATTTATAACATATAATGATAATTTAAATCAATATGTTTTTAGTGATGAAAATTTAAATCCTTCGGTTTTTAAATTTGAATTTATAAATAATTAATATTATTATTTAAATAATATTATTTATATATTTTTATTATTATTTAAAATTTATAAATTTTATTAATTATATAATTAGTAAAAAGTAAATATAATTAATATAAGTTTTTTTGAAGATTTATTAGTAAATTTTTAATAAAAATTGTTATTTAAATATTTTTATAAATTAATAAATTATGATATTAGATATAATTATAACAAAAAAATCAAGATTTTATTTAAAATATTTATTAATTTTTATTTTAATTATTTTAATTATTTTTGTATTATTAAATAGTTATAAAAAAAAATATAAAAAAAAAGAGGGTTTTTCTGATACATCAAGAACTGAAATAGATTCAAATGGTATTAATTTTACAACTGGTCGTTTTATAGTAAATTCAGAAGATTTATATAAAGAAATAATAAGATTAGACGAAGAATCAAAAAGAATAGATGGTGTTAATAAAAATAATTTAAATAAATATATAGATGATTTAAAAAAAATTCAAAATAAATTTAATGATACTATAAATAGTGTAGGTAAAACAAATGATGGTTATTTAACACAAATTAAAAAAATACAAGATAATATTACTACAAAATTAAGAGAATATTTAAATGAAGATAAATTTCAAATTATAGATGAACCAGAAGATGTAGAAAATAGAAAAGAATATATTGGAATTGTATCAAAAGATGTAATAAATTCATCATGTAAAACAAATCAAGGTGAAAATATATTTAATAAATGTAAAAGTGTTTGTCAACAAACTTGTATAGATAATGACATGTGTTATGGATATAATTATACAGATGATGCTAATGGAAATGATTATTGTGAGTTAGTTATAAATAAAAAAGAAAAAAATGATGATGAAAAAACAAATTTAAGTAATACTAAATTTTTTAAGAAAAAAAATTCTCAATCATTAAATTGGAATTATACAGTTTATAATATGAAATCAGCAAATTCTAATGTAGAATCTATTGAAACAATTAAAGAACCTGATAGTATAATTAATTGTTCTGATAAATGCGATACATATAATGATGTTAATAATAAATATTGTTTGTCTTTTACATATGGTGCAATACCTAATGATGATAAAAGTAGTGATAGTCCAGAATTTATAAAAGGTTGTAAGTTGTATGGTAATGTTTTTAAAAGAAATAATTCTGAAACAAAAAATATAATAAATAGTAATAAAACTAATTTATATGTTAGAAATTATCATGATTTAGCAGATACTTCTAAATTATTAAATGTTATAGTAAAATATGAACCAAATACTTCAAAAAAAATAATAAAAGAAGGAAAAATAAGATTAAAATTTAAAGATAATAATCTTCCATTTAAATATTCGACTAATGTAAAAGATAGAGACCTTGGAACAAATAACCATGAATTGTTTGGTTCTAATAAAGAAAAAGATATTATAAATCTTGAAATATTTAGTAATACAAAACATAATAATTTAAATAATGTTTATAAAAATGTAAATCCATTAAATAATATAAAAAATTCTGATAACATTAATCTTGATTTTAATAAATTATTACATAAAAATAGTATTATACGTTTAAAAACTAATGGAAAAATAATTGCAAATAGTTGGCCAAAAGACAGACATTGTGGTAATAAATTGGGTAATAAAATTAAATACTTTTAAATAATATAAAATAATATTAAATAATATTAAATAATATAAAATAATATTAAATAATATAAAATATGCCTTTTGGGCCTTTTAAACGGAGGAGAGTAAGAGTAGAAAAAGTTTATTGTACAAGAAATGTTAGACGTGACATTAATAATACTAATTTTATAAAAAATAACCAAAATTATCTTGCATATTCTGACAGATTAGATTTAAATAATTTAAATAATTTTGATTTAACTAAATTTGAAATAGAAAGAGTAGAAGATAATAATTCTAATATATATTCAGAATTAGATAATAAATCTGATTTTATATATAGTGGAGATACTATATTAATTAAAAAAAATAATTATTATTTATCAAGAGGAAATGATGGAAAATATATATTTACAAAAAATAAATATTATGCAATTAAATTTATAATTGAACAAGTTTAAGAGATTATTAATTTTATAAAATATTTAATTAATTTTTTTAAAATATTTAATAAATTTTATAAAATATTTAATTAATTTAAAAATGATTAAAAATAAGTTTATATATTATATTTTATCTTTAATTATTATAATAGTTTTAATTAATTGTTTAATAAAACAAAATAAAATTTTTAAAAATATAGAAAAATATGAAGATATTAATGCAAATTCTATAATTTATGCACACGCTAAAAGATTGATAAATAAAAAAACTATTAATAATACTAATTTATCAACAAATATAACAACTGGTTTAAATTCAATTGAAAATAAAATAGATAATCAAAATGATATATTGGATAGTTTAGGTGTTACTGATAAATTAAGTGAATTTAAAATAGATAATAATAAGGATTGTATATTTAAAGATGTGAATTATAAAATTCCTGGAAGTACTTTTGATAATTATAAATGTATAAATGGTAAAAATTGTCATAAAGCATGTGCTGAACATTGTTCTAATTCAGATAAATGCTATGGATTTATTGTTCAAAAAAATAATAACAAAGATATAGTAGGTATAAATGATGGTGATAATACAAGTTGTTGGTGTTCTAATGTGTGTCATTCTGGAAATGCTAGTTTTAAAATAAATTCAAATGATAAATATATGTATACAAAAGAAAGTATTAAATTATTAGATGGTTTAGCAAATTATAGAATAAGTTCTGGTACAGATTGTTCAGGAATAACTACAATTGGTGGATTTACAAGAAAACAATTAAATAATGATAGTAATAATAATGCAGATAATATTAATGAATGTGCTAATCGATGTACTAATACATCAAAATGTAGAAGTTTTAATTATGATTATTCAAAAGGAGTAGATGAAAATGTATGTAATTTATATGATATTAATTGTAATTTTTTTACAAAAAATTCTAAAGATGGATTTGCAGATGGTGATGTATCTATTTTAAATACTCAATATTTTCAAAATAGTTTTATAGACGGTAATTTAGATTTAGATTTATCTAAATCTACATATGGCTTAACCACTCAGCAAATACCAGGTGATTTACCTATTTTTCAACATATTTATAATTAATAATTAAATATAAAAACTTAGTATATATTTAATTAAAAACTTAATATATATTTAATAAAAAATTTAATATATTTAATTAATAATTAAATATTATTTAATTAATAATGAATAATTTAAAAAATAATAAATTATCAGGATTATATTATATAAAATTATTAATTATTATATTATTTTTATTAATAGGTTTATCTTTTATTAATAATAAATTAATAATAAAAAATAATAATGAAAATTATGATAATTATGATTATAATTATGTAAATAAAAGTGCGATTTTAAATATATTTAAAGAAAATAAAGGAGATAATTATAAATTAATAGGTTTAGATAGTGGTGATAAAAAATTTGGTATTTATGGTGTTGAAATACAGACATATTTAACAAATAAATCAAATGATAATTTAATAGGAATTAAAAATAAATTAAATGATGATGATAAATTTAAATTATATGAAGATAATGACAAATATATTACATTATATTTTGATGATATTAATGTGAGACAAAATAGTAATCTTAATATTGAATTAAATATTCCTTTTTTAGTTAATATAAATGGTTTTGAATTACATACAGTAAATTATACACCATCTCTTGATAATATTGATTTTAAAGGATTAAATTTCGAACAACAATGGATATCAATTTTAGATAGTAATAATATTGTAGAAACTACTAGTAGTTCTATAAAAATTAAAAATATAAATATCAATAATAATTCATTTTTTAATTATAAAATTCAAATAAAAGATATAGATAGAGATAATATTGGGTTAAATAATATTATTTTATATTCAAGATATAATAGTATAACACAACCTTCATTAACTCAATTAATTAATTAATTAATAATAAATAAAAAGAATTAATTAATTAAATGAAGATATCAAAACATCATAAAAATATTTTATTATTAATAATATTTATTTCTATTTTATATATGATTTTATTAGTACATAAAACAAATCAAGATAAAATATTGAATGAAAAATTTATTTTAACTACTGATAATTTAGATTTAGAATATATTAATCATAAAATAATAAATAATATTTTAAAAAATATAAAATATATTAAATAAAAATAATTTAATTAATATATTAATTTATATTAAATGATAAAATTTACTAATATATTAATATTAATATTAATTATAGTAGTATCAATTAAAATTAAAAATAATTTAATAATTATGGAAAAATATAGAGCAGAAACAGGACATGGTGTTGATGAAACTAGTAATGATAATTCGACAGTCACTATGGGAACTTTAGCTAAAAGTTTAATATCAACATCAAACCAAATCCAAGAGTTAAATAACGAAGTTGAAAATAGAAATACACAGATAGCGAATATAAACACAAATATAACAAGTGAAATTACACGTGCAAACAATATACTTACTGAATCAGATAATGCATTATCTAACCTTGAAAGTTCATTATAATAAATTTAAAAAATAATATATTATTTAAAATAATTTTAAAAATTATTAATTAATAAATTTTTATTGGAAATTGAATAAATTTTTTTTTTATTTTGAATATTATTATCATCAATAATATTATCATTTAAATAATTTTTTATTAATTCAATATCATTTTGTTTATTATTTTTTTCTTCTATATTAACATCTTCTATATTAACATCTTCTATATTAACATCTTCTATATTAACATCTTCTATATTAACATCTTCTATAATATTATCTTGATTATTATCTTCTTCTATATTAACATTTTCTATATTAACATCTTCTATATTAACATCTTCTATA